GATGTATTTGAGTTTACAGTAGATGTTAAGTTGGTTATATCGGTAGCTAACGCTGAGTCTGCGTTTGCTCTTGTTGTTGCTTCTGTAGATATAGCAGATGTGTTTCCGCTAACGGTAGATGTCAAATTAGTTATATCTGTTGCAAGTGCTGTATCCGCATTGGCTCTTGTGGTTTGCTCGGTTGCTATAGCAGAAGTATTAGAATTTACTGTAGAAGTTAGACTTGTAATTGCGGAAGCATTTGCGGTTGTATCGCTTGTAAGTGTTACTATATCTGATTGAGCAGTGGAAATATTGCTAGTGTTTGTAGTAACAGTTGAGCTTAAACTATTGTATAAACTAATAAGATTAGAATCTCTTGCTGCAACCCAAGAATTATTAGAAGCATTTCTAAAATAAGCCTGATTATTGTCGTTGGTATCTATCCATATGTCATTGGCAGATAATGAGTCTCCATTATCTCGTGTTGTTGGAGATGATGTTGACTTAATTACCACCGCCGCAACCGCAGCAGTTGCCACATCTCCATTAGTAATTAAAGTTGTTAGTGCTGTATATCCAGGAAGATTTTGAAGTTGCTCTGAAAGCAAAGACATTTGTGCACCAATATCAATAACAGTACTATCACCTATTCCTGTTGTTGAGTTGAACGGTCCTGCCACATCCTGTGTATTTACAAACCTAACCCAATAATATCGAGTTTGTCCGTTACCCACCTGATGTGAAAATAAAGACGCTGTAGATGTTCCAACGAGAACTCTATCTGCAAAGGTGTTAGATGTTGCTGCCCATACTTCAGCGTATGAAAATCCAAAAAATGTTGGCTTATCCCATTGAATAAGTATGTTTTGAAATGCTCCGTTTACCTGAACTCCAGTTGGTGCTGGCGGTATATCTAATACAGGTCCGTCACCAGGAATAATACCACCACCCCCACCGCCTATAAATCCATTGCTTCCAATCCGAAGATCTCTCTTTGCAATTCCAGAATTTATTAAATCATTATAGGTTACAGCAGCGTCTAAAGGATCTCCAAGCTCTCCCTTAAGAACAGCCACGGATTCGTTAAGCAGTTGAGCAAATCTTTTCTGCTCAGAGTCAAAGCTTCTTGGTACTGAGAATGTGCCTTTTGGCTTACCCATTAAGTTATCTCCCTAGGGCTTTCATATACACAAACCTCATTGACGGCATCCGTACCCTCAATGATTATGTAAAATGATTTAGCCTGATAACCTCCAGGTAATCTAAAGATATTATTATTAGTGACCACCTGAGTATGCTTAAGAGATCCATCAGCGTATAACTTAAAGGTAAGATCGCTGTAGGACTCAGCACTTATTTTTGCTACGCCTGGGGATATTGGCTTGTTTGAATAGAATTCTCTTGATTTCCAAGAGTAAGATCTTGTACTTGTTGATCTAGCAAACTTCTTAAGGACTCCTCCAATAACAAGGTAAAGCTCATCGTTCTCCCTGTCATTAAATCCAGCGTGTGCATAAAAGTCTAAATCAATAAACGCATTCTTCTGACCCCTAGGATCAAATAAGAATCCCTTCTTTGTTGATGTGTTAGACCCATCCCAAGTAAAGCCTATGTACTTTCCTTCGTATTCATATGCCTCTATATTGTTTGGATAATATTCCTGCCACTGATCACGAGTAAATATTTGTTGGGTTATTAATTGAACATCTGAGTTTGCTGCCAATACCAAGCCGTCTGGTGATGCATAAATAGCATACTCACCCATATCTACCAAAGATCTTTTATTTGTATTTGGTAGGTTAGCGTCTATCTCTAAAGAAGCCATAGCCCTTGGATCTGTACCAGAAACTATAACTGGCTTGCCTTTTGTTGTAACTAATAATCCTGAGCCTATAGTTGTTATACCTACAACGTCAGTTGCTGTTGTTAATTGATTTGCTAAAGGATATGAGTGTGGTAAGAATGGTTCACTAAATAGTAAAGTGTTACCACTAAAACCTGCTGTTATACCGTTAGGCATTGTTGTAATTCCAAACATTGGTCCGTCTGGGTGATCTGATGTTACATCATCTGGCGGTGCTAGATTATCTGCTGATTCTATTTCTTCCCCGAGAGAGGCATCCAAGACAGCATCCGTTGTTGTTCCCGATGACACACCAGCAACATCTCTAACAAACCTAAATACACCATTTAGATCTGTTCTATATATTCTTCTTTTTGCTATAGAATAAGCACCACTTGATCCAGCTGGTAGTGACAGAGTAACTGTAGATCCATTAGCCGCATCAATGATCTCTGCAGCCGTAACGAGACTTGGCGGTCCTTCTTCTCCGAATGTTGTTATCTCTGTATAAACATAAGCTCTTGAGCTTGTTGTAGCACCATCAGCCGCAGTTGTATTATCAACGCTTGGAGCAGAAGTAAATGCACCTGGAGTTGGTAAACCTAATCTATAACTAGTAACTGGGTAAGGACCACTTCCTGATATGCCGTTTGCAGCATCAACCATTCTTGGGAACCCAGAGCTTCCAGAAAATCCAGTAAAGTAAAATCTGCTAAATGCATCCTCTCTTATTGGACTCTTAATAACATCTACATCATCATTAAATGTAAACCATGCACTGTCGGTTGCTTTAAATATTGTGCTTGTTGCGGCACTTATGTTTGAGGCTGGATGTGTTGAGCCTGCCTCTGATGGATCATTAAGATCCTGCGGTAGTCCTTCAAGTCTGCCTCTGTCTAAAAATGTATTAGAGGTTTCTTGAGCAACATCCTCTGGCAATAGTCTTGGGGCTATTTTTTTATTTAGCCCTCCAAATGTATTTAGTTTAAATCCAGCCACTTTTAATCCTTTTCGTTATTTGATGTATTTGATGCACCAAAATAAAAAGATATCACAGCACTAGCCAATCCACCCAAATATCCTAAAACTAAATTAATTAAAGCCTCTGAGTTCTGCTCTGGTGGTTGTAGAGTAACAAGAAATATATACCCCATAAAGCCTCCAACCACTGCAATCCCCATAATACGAGCTGTCCAATCCTTGCTAAACTTGTTTCTTGCGTCTTGACCGTCTGCTACTTCTAATCTAAAAACATCAACATCGAGCTCTTTCATCTGAACCTCAAATTCCTGTTCTGCCTTCTTGAGCTCCAGCATCTGTTCTGGAGTTGCACTTTGTATTGCACTATTGATAGACTTCGGATCTGCATTACATCCAAGCACCTTTGCTACCACTGATGCCGCCTGACCTCCAAGAGGTCCGCCCAATGCAGAGCCTAGTGTTGGAGCAACCGCACCTACTAAATTTTTTATTAACTTAAACTTCATCTTCCCTGTCCTCTATATTTTTTATACTGATTTTTAGCATTCTTGTTTCTTGGATAAGTGTTTAACGAACTTCCTATTGAAGTGCGTTTAGATTTTCTTCTTTGTGGATCTACACTTTTTACTTTTATCTTAACTGCCATAATCAATAGTATAAATTTGTAAGGGCTTTTCTTTTCCCTTAACTTTAATTGGTTCTAATAATTTTAACTCAAAACCGCACTTTTTGGCAGTCTCTTCTCCTATCAATATGTCAAATCCTACCTCTTTGGTGGCAGATTCAAGCCTTGCTGCGGTATTAACGCAATCGCCGATAGCTGTGTAATCAAACCTGGTTGAGCTACCCATGTTACCTATAACCGCAAATCCTGTAGCAACGCCCACGCCTATTTCAAGACCTAGACCAGATAGTTGTACCTTGTCCTGTATCTCTTTGGCACATAAAACAGCAGCCTGTTCATGACCCTCTAGGTCTAAGGGTGCATTAAAGATTGCCATCATTGCATCACCAATATATTTATCTACCATTCCATCATAAAACTTTACAGTATCTGACTGTATGGTAAGAACCTTATTCATTATCTCGGTTACTTCTTCTGGCTTTAGCTTTTCTGACAAGGACGTAAATCCTCTTACGTCCGTAAAGAGAAATGTTGCGTATCTTTTTTCTCCTCCTAGTTTTAATAGCTCTGGATTATTTTGTAGTTGTCTTACCTGTCTTGGATCAAGGTAATGTTCAAATTGTTTTTTGACCTGTTGGCGGAGTTTAAACTGTTTTCTAAAGTTTAAATAGAAGGCAATACCAGAAATTAAGAGTTGTGAGATAAAAGTCCAAGAGAAATCTATTAAATAGCCTCTCTGAACGCTATAAGCTCCTAAGAAGCCCGTGGTTAATAGCAATACTACAGCTATACTTATGCCCTTGGTTATACCAAGATAGTTAATTACAAGCCACGTCAGAGAGACAAAAATTAGGAAAACCAAAATTTCCAACGCCAAAGCGTAGTCTGGGATCATTGGAGAGTTTTCTATAAGGATTGACTCGGATAATGCTGCTTGAATTTTGTGTGGCTCTAATAATCCAATTGGAGTTGCAACCTGTGGCATGATTCCTGGTGCGGTAATACCAACAAAAACAAACTTACCTTCAACATTCATTTCTTGTAAATCGGTTTGTGGTGTATCTACCCAACTAATCCATTTACGACCAAGGCTATCTGTCTTGATTGGCGGCAGTCCCCTTACTGCTATCTGCTCTATACCATTATCATTAGTTTTTATAATATAGGTTTTTGCACCAACAAGGCTTTTGAGTACCTCAGTACCAAACGAACTAACATAACCGTCTGGGGTTTTTAAAAGTAAGGGCATTCTTCTGACTAGGTTGTCTATGTCAGTAGGTGCAGTTGCAATACCCTGTTGTATATAATTTCTAAGGTTGTTAGTATTTTGAACTACACCTTTGGATAACATACCACTAACATCTGGTCCTTGTATCACTGTTCCAATAGTTTTTGGGTATATTTGATTTGGGGCTTCAAACATAGCTAATATTGATGTACCTTGTTGTAAAGACTCTGCAAATTCTTTATCTCCCCCGAGTCGATCAGGGTGGGGAAAAGAAATAACCCAACCAACACCCAAAGCTCCCCTTGCCATAATATCTGAATGTATCTCGCCAAGCCTCTTACGCGGTATGGGATATCCTCCCTCTCTATCCATATCATCTTCGGTTATGTTTAGTATTGTGAAATATCCAGAAGGATCTTGTTTAGTAACCAAGCTATCAAATATTTTTAGCTTAAGTATTTCTGTTGGCGTTGATTGAAACACCAATGGCAAAGACAATATAGGTAGAAGTAAGAATATTAGTTTTTTCATTAGTTACTCTGAGTTATTTTAATAGTGCTTCCACTGCCGCCATTAACCTTAATAATGTTAGATGTTCCGTCCTGTATAAATATTACTGTGTAGGATCCTGATCCATCTATATCTACCCTTGCGGTATCACTGACGCTTCTTAACAATGTTAATGTTTGTCCTGTAAGAAATGTTGTTATCTGTGTGTTGAGATCCTGACCCATCTTAGTTCCAGTTATGTTAGTAGATGTTGCGTCTTGAGCTAGTTGATCTTCTTCTCTTATCTCCTCTAGTGCATCAATGACATCAAGCAAGTCTTCTAAGAAATTAACATCCAAGTAGTTTATATCTAGCTCGCCAAACTCCAGCTCGTCTTCTTTTAAGAAGTCCTCTTCTAAGAAGTCCTGATCTAATCCATCAAAATCTAGTATGTTCTTTTTTTTAACAACAACCCTTTCTATATCTACTACCTGCTCCTTCGGCGGGGTGACGATAAGCATGTTATCTATAAGGTCTAATGTTAGATCTAATATAACTGGCTTGCTTGGAGCCTTTTCAAAAACATCTACGGTTGTTGCCTCGTAAGGCTTATTTAGGGTTACTGTTCCCATGGCTGTAGTTACTAGTATCTCTCCACTAGATATACCGAACTCATCTGGTAAAAGTATCAACAGCGATCTTCCAGTCTCGTCTACTGTAACTGTGAAGTCAGTACCACGGATTGCTATGTTTGCCGTGGGTGTCTTGAGATCTATGTTGTTTTTATCTATCTTATTAAGGCTTCCAGTGATAAACCTTGCAGTACCAAGACCAAAGGTGATAGCCATCTTTGACTTACTAGGATCTGGGTCATAGATAAATTCATCCACAACAAGCTGTGAATGTTCGGTTAATCGT